AGAGCAAGCTCGCCACGATCAGCAAAGTGAGCGAAGGGTATATCACTATCGAAACTTCCGACGCAGGTAGGACAACGATCAGCCACAAGGGAGTCAAGCTCGCAGATTTACCTGCACACAATACGCATGAACCGATCAATGTTTCCATCTCGTATCTAGCGCGAGCGTTGTCAATAGGCGAGCCCTTCACGCTCAGCGTGAGTACTATAGGGGTTGGCGCGCCGGTGTTGAACATCGAGTCCGAGTCAGCTCAGCAGATGATAGTAGGTCTGCGCAGATAACACCGAATAAGGAGACTAAGATGCCATTCCCCAACGAACACGCCGCAAGGCAGACCGACCCTGCGATGTATGATGAGTTCCGTCGCTTCACGCCGAAGGGAGCTCCAGAGGGCTTGTCGATGATCTTAGGGATCAAAGACGGCGCATCTGAGGTGCAGTCGGTGCGAGCGAAGGCCGACAAGATGACGCCGAGCGCCTTCCGTCAATGGCTCAAAGACAACGACTTTGAGCATGGTGACATCGAGGAGGCGACGCAAAAGAGCTTTCAGGGCTTCGCCCGGTGGGTGCCGTTGTCACTCGACACCTTGAGCAAGGCTGAGGGGGAGGACGAGCCGGAGAGCGTCGCGATCGGCGGTATCTGCTCGACGGACGACCTCGACTTTGAGGGTGAGTCGATTGCTCAAGATGGTCTCGACTGGTCGTACTTCCTTAGGCATGGTTGGTTCAATCACGAGCATGAGCAAGGGCCGAGCGCCGTACTCGGTCACCCTGTGAAGATCGAGCCGGTGGACGAGAGGCGCACTCGCGTCGAGGGCGTGTTGTACCTGGCGAAGGACTTGGGGCGACGTATCTATGAGACGGCGCTCGCGTTGCAGAAGGCGGCGGCGCCTCGCTCACTTGGCTTCTCGATCGAGGGGCAGGTGTTGCAACGTGACCCCACGAACCCCAAGAGGGTCTTGAAGGCGCGTGTGCTCAACGTGGCGATCACGTCGGCGCCGGTGAACCCCCACACGAACCTTGAGCTGATCGCTCGCTCGATCGGTGCGGCGAGCATGGGCTACCAAGAGGCGACGATCCCAGACGCCGACGCTACGTTGAGCGCGCTCGCGCAACAGAGCCTTGAGGGTCGCCTCTCTAGCGCGACAACGGACACGCCAAAGCGCAAGATGACACGAGCACAGCTCGCCGACGTGTTAAGGGCACAGCTCCCCTCGATGAGCGCTGATGAGCTAGACTCAATCGTTTCAAAGGTCTATGATCTCGCGAAAACTTGCGAACGACGCAAAAAACCTTGACAATACAAACACACCAACAAACGGAGCACGTGATGAACGAGCACAATGAGCACATTGAGAGCGCGCCTGCGCTCATCGAGGAGGCGGTCGTTGAGACTGTCGCCGACGAGGTCGAGGTCGACGCACTCACTGAGGCGATTGACTCGCTCGCGAAGGCGATGAAGAAGGACGACGAGCCTAAGTCAAAGCCAGCTAAGGAGCAGGCTCCTCTGTTCGAGGACGAGGACATGGACGACGAGGACATGGACGACGAGGACATGGACGACGAGGACATGGACGACGAGGACATGGAGAAGGGCCTCAAGATGTATGGCATGGAGGAGGCGATGAAGGCGATGGCTGACGGCACCGACCGCATCGTCGCCGACATGGAGAAGCGCATGAGCGCGATGATGAAGGGCATGGAGGCGATGTTAGAGGAGATGAAGGCGATGCGCACCGAGCAAGGCGCGATGGCCAAGTCACTCAACGCCGTCGCCGCACAGCCTGTCGCACCTCGCGCTGTGACCTCTGCATCGGTCGCGCCTGTCGTCGTCGCACCTGTCGTCGAGCGTGGTGAGATGATCCGTAAGGCTCTCACGAAGCTCCAAAGCGCCGACACCGACGCCCCCACTAGGTACCGCTTGCGCGGCGCCATCGCCCAGCTTGAGTCTGGCGCACCCCTTTCACACGATCTCACTTCACTCATCGGCTAAGGAGCTGACGAATATGAGCATTTCATTCCCAGAGGCAAATCAGATGGTCAACGTCGCAGACTTGGCCCAACTCAACGACGCACTCCGCAAGAGCGCCAACATGGGTTATCAGACCCCTGCCGGCACCGCTGGCGGCGACAACGGCTCACTCAGCCCTCTCGTCCCTCAGTCCATCGAGAACACCCTCGCGTCGGCCACCTACACCATGAAGGAGCTCGCCCTTTGGCCTGCGATCCCAAAGGTGAACGTGACCAACACCGTCCACGAGTACGCCGTCATCAACGATCACGGTCTCGATCTTGAGGCGTTCATTGCTGAGGGCTCCGGCGGCACCACCAACCGCTCTGAGTACGAGCGCAAGAGCGTCCGTATCAAGTACATGGCAGAGCGCCGTGAGGTGACTGACGTCGGCTCACTCGTGGGTCTGATCGGCAATCAGAGCAACGCCATCGCCGCTGAGACCGAGCGCGGCACCTTGCGTCTCCTCCAGAAGCTGGAGCGCTCACTGTGGCATGCTGACGAGAGCGTCAACCCCCTCGCGTTCGACGGTATCATCAAGCAGATCGAGTCGCACAACAACGGCGCGAACACCTTCGACCTCGGTGGCAAGTCACCCACCCCTCGTCTGCTCCAAGAGGTGCTCGCAGAGCTCCAAAGCGCTCCTCGCTTCGGTCGCCCTGACTGCATCTACGTTGAGCCTCGCATCCACGCCGAGCTCATCAAGTTCGCGGTGCAGTTCGGTCGTCACGATCAGTTCGGTGTGTCTCGCGCCGCTGACGGCATCTCTTACGGCGTCCAGGAGCTCACCATTATGAGCCCCTACGGTGCAGTGCCTGTCAAGAGCGCGCCCTTCCTTTTCAACGCTTACAAGGCTCCTAGCGCGGCGAGCGGCACCACCAACGCCCCTGCGAACCCTGTGATCAGCTCTGCGACCGCGTCTAGCAACAGCGCCTCTCGCTTCTACGGCGCCGACGCCGGTGACTACATCTACCGTGTGGTCGCCGTGAACAACAGTGGCTTCAGCGCGCCTGTGTCTAGCTCCGCTGTGTCTGTGTCTCTCGGCGAGCAGGTCGAGCTCAGCATCGCCAACCAGGCTGACGCTGTGTTCTTCAAGGTGTATCGCACCGAGGCAGGCGGCGCCGCAGAGAGCGCGACCCTCATCGGTGAGATCAAGGCCGCTTCTTCCGGCGCGACCTCTTTCGTCGACCTCAACGCTGTGCGCCCCAACACCTCTAAGATCGTGTTCGTCCAGCACGACCCCGACGTGCTTGAGTTCGCTCGCCTCCTCGACTTCTTCCGCCGTCCGCTCGCCGAGGTCGCGACCTCAAAGCCCTTCCTCCTCATGCTGTTCGGCTCACCCATCGTGAAGGTGCCTAACAAGATGTGGGTCTTGCAGAACGCCGGCGTCACCGCCACCAGCGGTATGCTCGACACCATCGCTTAAGAGGTCGGACTATGTGGCGACATAACAAGCTGAGAGACTGCCGCATCCAAATCGGACAAGGCTACATCGAGCTCGACGAGCAAGGCTTCGTTGTGTCGCCCACCGCCTACGCGCTAGACGTCCTTCAGCGCTACGGCAACGTCGCAGAGTTTGTCTTTGTGACACCTATCGAGGACAATGACGCAGAGGGCGATGAGCCGACGTCTGATGAGGCGGAGCACTCAGAGCCCCCTGCGCCAAAACAGCGGAGGCGCACAACGCGCAAGACCGCTAAATAACACCGAGGAGACGTGCCGATGAGCGGCGTATATACGCAGATCACCCCCCAGTGGCTCAAAGACACGTTCTTACTCGGTGTCGATCTCACGCTTGACGACGGCTCACCTTATCCAGACGTGATCTTTGAGCAGTCGATCAAGGCGGCGATCCGACACGTCGAGAGCGATCTTGGCATCTCTATCGAGCCGTTCTCGGTCGAGCAAGAGACGCATGACGCTGAGCGTCAAAACCGCACCGCGTACTGGCCGTTCAGACTTGATCATCGCCCTGTGCAAGCGGTGAACGCCGCTCGCATCAAGTTTGGCTCGTTTCAAGGCGTCGATATACCGACCTCTTGGATCAGAT